GCTACTGGCCTGAGCACGTCAACAAGGACGAAGGCAAAAGGGCACGTTGGTCAAACTCAGAGATTATGTTAGACCACCCTAAGCGAAAAGCAGAGAACATTAGGGACCCCTCTATCTTCACTGGGGGCCTAACCACTTCCCTTACGGGGATGCACTGTGACGTTGCAGTACTGGACGATATTGTTGTAGCTGAAAACGCACTAACTGCCGAGGGCCGCTCTAAGGTCTCCTCACAGTACTCCCTCCTAGCCTCCATCGAAGGCGCTGACGCCCAAGAGTGGGTTGTAGGTACTAGATACCACGGAAGCGACCTATACCAGTCCCTCATGGAAATGAGAGAGACTTTGTATGATGTTGAAGGTAACATCGTTGGGGAAGAAGAGATTTATGAAATCTTTGAGCGCCCAGTTGAAGACGTAGGGGATGGCACAGGGGAGTTCCTCTGGCCCCGCCAACAACGCAAGGACGGAAAGTACTTCGGGTTCACTCAGCAAGTTCTAGCACAGAAACGCGGTAAGTACCTCGACAAAGCCCAATTCAAGGCTCAGTACTACAATGACCCTACAGACCCAGACAATGTTCCAGTCAGTAGGGACCAGATACAATACTACGACCGTAAATTCCTTACCTTTGATAACGGCTACCTTACTTACAAAGGAAGTCGCCTAAACGTATTTGCAGCAATCGACTTCGCATTCAGCTTGAAGTCAGCAGCAGACTACACTGCATTAGTTACAGTTGGTGTAGACGCAGAGAACAATATTTATGTTCTCGACATTGATCGTTTCAAAACAGACCGTATCTCGGAATACTTCGACCACATCTTAGATGTCCAGAACAAGTGGCAATTCAGAAAGATGAGGGCAGAGGTTACTGTAGCTCAGGTAGCAATCGTTAAGCAGTTGAAGGAGTTGATCCGACAGCATGGTTTAGCGTTGTCCATTGAGGAATACAGACCGAATAAGCAGCAAGGTAACAAGCAAGAACGCATCAGTTCTATCCTTGAACCTCGCTACGACAACATGCAGGTCTGGCACTACAGAGGCGGGAACATTCAGTACCTTGAGGAAGAGCTTGCTTCCCGAAACCCACCCCACGATGACGTTAAGGACGCTCTAGCGACAGCCGTAGATATGGCGGTTCGTCCTATGTCCTCAGCTACTCACCGCAAGAAGGGTAATATCGTGTGGGCCAACCAAAAGTTCAGAGCGGGATAAAATATGACCACGACACTAGACTTCGAGTCCCTAATTGACGCGGACTCCCTAGGTATAGCTATTGGTAATCAGTACCGTGAGTGGGACAACCTTCGTCGCTCTTGGGTAGAACAAACCAAAGAGCTTCGCAACTATGTGTTTGCCACCGACACTACGACTACTGGCAACGCTATCCTACCGTGGTCAAACACCACAACTATACCTAAGCTAACACAGATTAAAGACAACCTCGAAGCTAACTACTTCGCCACACTGTTTCCGAGTCAGAATTGGATGCGGTGGGAACCTGCAGACGCTCCTTCAGCGAGTAAGCAGAAGCGCGATGTGATCCAGAACTACATGGAGAACAAGGTCCGTCAATCAAACTTCGTAAACACATCCCACCAGCTTCTATCTGACTGGGTGTTGTTTGGTAACTGCTTCGCTACTGTGGAGTGGGTAGACAACTACAAGTTTGCAGAAGACGGGGCGTTCATCCCACAGTACACTGGGCCAATGCTTACACGTATTAGTCCCTATGATATTGTTTTCAACCCAGCCTCTTCTTCGTTCAAGTCGTCGCCAAAGATCGTCCGGTCTATTAAGACTATGGGTGAGATTAAAAGGATGGTTGAGCAGACCCCAGAGGACAGTCACTACCGTAAAGTACTAGACAAGATGACCCTAGCTCGTGCAGGAGTACGTAGCCACGAGGGCCATATTGACAAGGCGGATGGTTTTGTAGCGGACGGGTTTAGCAACATTCAGTTGTACTACAACTCAGACAATGTGGAGGTTCTAACCTTCTACGGCGACATCTATGATGAGGACACTGGTGAGTTCCAATCTGACCGCATCATCACAGTTATTGACCGCGCATATGTACTGACAAATGAAGGTAACCCAAGCTGGCTAGGAGAGGCTCCCGTCTTTCATAGTAGCTGGCGCACACGCCCCGACAACCTATATGGTATGGGGCCTCTGGATAACCTCGTAGGTATGCAGTACCGCATCGACCACTTGGAGAACCTCAAGGCAGACGTATTCGACCAGATCGCTTACCCCGTCATGAAGATCCGTGGTGACGTTGAGGACTTTGACTTCGAGCCTGGAGCCCGTATCTATCTTGGTGAAGAGGGTGATGTAGGTTACTTACAACCTGACCCAACTGCACTTCAGGCAGACCTTCAAATTCGAGAACTAGAGTTCAAGATGGAAGAGATGGCTGGTGCACCAAAGCAGGCTATGGGTATGCGTACCCCCGGTGAGAAAACTGCATTTGAGGTACAGTCACTACAGAACTCAGCCTCTCGTATTTTCGAGCACAAGACAGCGCACTTCGAACGAACATTCCTAGAGCCAATTCTTAACGCGATGCTTGAGATGGCACGACGCAACATGAACTTCATCGACACCATCCGTGTTCTTGATGATGCTTCTGGTGTAGCGTTGTTTAAAGAGATTACCAAAGAGGACATTACAGCTAAGGGGCAGATTCGCCCAGTTGGAGCAAGGCACTTCGCAGAACGTGCACGTCGGATTCAAAACCTGACTCAGTTGTTCCAGATCAAAGCTGGCGACCCAACAGTTGCACCACACCTCTCTGGTAAAGAGATTGCTCGTATCCTAGCCCATGAATTGGGAGAGGGTTCACTCTTCGGGGATAATATCTCTGTAGAAGAGCAACTAGAAACCCAACAGGCCATGCAAGAAGCAGAGGCCCTTAATCAGGAACAGCTTATGGCTGCCGCTGAAGAGGGTCTATAATGCACCACGCATGGACTAAGGGATTAAAAGGAACGGAGAAGGCAGAGCGGACAAAGCAGGTTATGCAGTACCGCAACGCCTTTGACGAACTAGAAACAGTAATCAAGAAGGTGCTATGCCGTAAGGAAGCCATTCGAGATTACGGTGACGGATGGGTAGAAAAACAGATAGCAGTGAATGAATACAACGCAGCTATCGAAGACCTACTCCGTCTCATTGACCTAAACCACAAGGACAAATAAATTGAGTATTTTTGATAAGCCAGCCACCGAAACCACAAGTGAGCAGGTAGCAGCCACAGAAGCCCCAGCGACAGAAAACAATGAGTCGTTTGTAGCTAAGTTGGCAGCGGAGCGCGGCGATAAGTGGAGTGACCCAGAAGTCATTGCTAAAGGAAAAATCGAGGCAGACAACTACATTAAGCAGTTGGAAGAGCAACTCAAAGAGATGCGTACAGACCTTGACAAGCAAGACTACTCGGCACAACTTCTCCAGCAACTACAGGGCAAGGCCCCAGAATCCACCACGGAACCTGTAGTCTCCAACAACGAGGGTGGCACTAACTCGGAGAACACCACTCCAGATGTCAGTGACGACGTTTTAAAGAGCCTTGTTGAGAAGACCCTTACAGAGCGGGAAACTGCCAACACTAAGCAACAGAATGTAGACTTAGTGACGCAGCAAATGACTGAGACCTACGGGACTGAAGCGACGAAAGTCGTAGAGGAAAAAGCTAAGGCACTTGGCCTGAGCCAATCCCGTATGGAAGAACTCGCATCAGAGTCCCCCAGCGCCTTCTTAGCTCTAATCGGAGAGCCTCCTATGAAACCCCAAGCCACGATGACCCGTGGTAGTGTTAACACTGGGGCTCTAGGGCAAGCATCATCTGAACGTGACTTTAGTTACTACCAGAAGATGCGACGAGAGAACCGAAACCAGTATTATACACCAAAGGTACAGCAGCAACTAATGGAAGATCGCATGCGCCTTGGTGAGCGTTTCGGTGGATAATCAACAAACTTAAATGGAGTAAAGTCCTATGTCTATGACAACTGGCAACGTCTCGAACCTGACCCGCGCAGAGGTATGGTCGAGCGAAATTAAAGAAATCCTTCGTGACGAAATGATGTCGCAGAGCTACGTCCGTATGCTTGAAGGCTTCCCTGATGGCGACCAATTCAACATCCCTTCGATTGGTCAGGCACAGGTTGACGACTATTCGGAAGATACTGCTGTTCAGTACCGCCCAATGGACACTGGTGAGTTCACCTTCACTATTGACGAGTACCTGTCTTCGGCTTCGTACATCACGAAGAAAGCAAAGCAGGACATGTTCTACATGAACGAGCTTGTTTCTCGTTTTGTTCCAGAGCAGGAACGTGCGATCATGGCGCACTTCGAGACCACATCTTTGGCAACTGCTGAAGCTGGCATCTCGGCTAACTCGAACGAATCTATCGATGGTGTTGAGCACCGTTGGGCTGCTGGTGGTACTGGTGCAGTTATCACTGTAGAAGACTTCGCTCGTGCACGTTACGCACTGAAGAAAGCTAACGTTCCTGATCGTAACCTCGTTGCAATCGTTGACCCTTCGGTTGAGTACACACTTAACACCTTGAGCAACATCACTGACGTTTCGAACAACCCTCGCTGGGAAGGCATCGTAAACGACGGTATCGCAACTGGTATGAAGTTCGTTAAGAACATCTACGGTTTCGACGTATATTGCTCGAACTACCTGTCGGACGTAACCGACTCGGCTCTGGATACTACTGCAGATGCTGACGTTGACTTCTCGTCGGTTAACGGTAAAGCCAACCTGTTCTTCTCGGCTGACCAGTCTGTACTGCCTTTCGTTGGTGCATGGCGTCAGATGCCAGAAGTTGACTTTGAATACAACAAAGACTTCCAGCGTGACGAATTCGTTACTACTGCACGTTACGGTGTTAAACTGTACCGTCCAGAGAACATGGTTCGCGTTGTTTCGAAGACTAACGTTTAATCTAACTTAAAGGAGACACATTATGTCTTGGACTAACGCAGACGGCCTGACCGTTCTTATGCATGGCGAACAGGGTGAAGTAGAAACAACTGGCGTAACTGCCAAAGGTGTTCGCAAAGCCCTTATCGTTGACTTGGCTGACGCCACAGCTCTCGGCACTTCTTACAGTGCTGCCGCTGGCCCAGCTGAAGCTTTCATCCCTGCAAACGCAGTGATCGTTGACGCACACTTTGTTGTTGACGCAGCCTTCACTTCGGGTGGCGCAGGTACACTTTCTATTGGTCTGTACAACGCTGCAGGTACTGCTATTGACGCAGACGGTGTTGACGCAACTGTAGCTCTTGCTGCTCTTGCTGAAGACTTTGTTGTACCTTGTGACGGCATTCTGGCTGACGGTACTCAGAATGTTGGTGCTGCTGACGCTTATGTTGGCTTCATCTACGGTACTGCAGCTATGACTGCTGGCTCAGGTAAGCTGGTTATTGAGTATATCGAAGTACTCTAAGATTACTTTGGGGGCTACTTTCGGGTGGCCCCCTTAACTCAAACAAAAGGGGCAACTCATGGCAAATGTTCAACATAGTGCTTTAACTGGCGCAGAACTTCACGAACCAAAAGGCGCTGCCTCAGCGGCTAGTGGCCGCGTATATGTAGCAGATGGTGCAGCTTCTGGCGCATGGACTGCACTACAAGATATTTATACTGGTGTGATCACAGATGTATCAACATCAGAGACGATTTACATCCCTATAGCTAACGCAGGTGCTGTCGCCAACATCGTGACTGTACTAGAGGGGGCCCTCACTACAGCGGACGCCACACTGACCGCCAAGAACGCAGCGGGTTCTTCAATGGGGACCATTACAGTAGCTTACACTGGTTCTGCTGCGGGTGATATAGACACTTTAGCTCCAGTGGCTAACAACACAATTACAGCAAACTCTAAGATGACATTAGAAACTGATGGTGGAAGCACTGGCGCACAGCGCGTGTGGTACACTATCGTAGTGGATCGTTCTAGCTAATGCAGATGACTTTATTAGAGATGGTGCAAAGCGTTCTTTCAGATATGGACTCTGAGGATGTGAACAGCATCAGCGACACTGTAGAGGCAGAGCAAATCGCTTCTGTAGTGCGTGACACATATTTCAATATTATTGCAGGACGTGAGTTCCCTGAACATGAACAACTTCTGAAACTTACGGCTCTTGCAGACACTTCCTACCCAACTCACCTTCGTTTACCCGACACGGTTCGCCGTCTAGATAAATTCTGGTACAACGTGAGTGACGATGGTGGGGTAGAGTTTCGTGAACTGAAGTGGATTGAGCCAGAGCAATTCTTGACTCTCCACGTAGAGGGAACGAGCACTACACAAATTTCGGATAAGAACTCTGGTAGTATTTATCTAGTACGAAACGACAAGATGCCTACATACTGGACCTCTTTCGACAACTACTACATCATACTCGACTCCCATGACAGCACCGTGGACACTACAGTGCAGTCTGCCAAGTCTCGTGTGCTTGGGTTGATCTACCCTTCCTTCACTATCTCTGACTCATTTACCCCCGACCTAGACCAGAACTGGTTCCCTTATCTTCTAGCTGAAGCTAAGTCTGCCTG